GATGCTAGTGGATTTACTCTATCCAGTATTTCAGTTTCCTTGTATAGAGTTGGTTCACCTGGAACTATAACTTGTCATTTATATGCGGCTGATGGCAGTGGATTTCCTACTGGTGGATCATTAGGCAATTCAACTTATAATGGAAATACTCTTACTACTTATCCAACCTATACGAGCGTTCAGTTTGATATTGGGGCAACAATCAGTGCTGCTACATCGTATGTGTATACTTTAGAATGTTCTACAGGTGATGCAAGCAATCAATTTGGTGTACGTACTTATGCCTTTGGTACTTATACCAACGGTATTGGATCAAGATATGATTCTAGTACAGGATGGGAATCACTGGGGTCTGGAATAGATATTTTTACTACTATTCGTTCTGCGGATGCTCATTCCAAACCAACTAATCCAACACCAGCCAACGATGCAACTGGAGTGGACTTCTCTGGATTTGGTTTAAGTTGGAGTGGAAATGGCTACTCATATAATGTTTATATTGGTGAATCAGGAAGTTTAACTCTAGTGTCTTCTGCACAATTAATAACTTCCTATACCACTTCTTTGTCTGAATTAGAAACTATATTTGGTGTTTCTCCAATAGATCAAGTAATTTATTGGCGTGTTGATTCATATGAAAACGGAGAGACATTGACTGGAGATGAGTGGAACTTCGATGCTCGTCCTGGTTTAGCCACTAATCCTACTCCTGCAAATGCTGGAACTGATATTAGCATGGAACAGGATATGTCATGGGATGCGGCAGATTATGCCGATACTTATGATTTAATTATCTCTGGCGATACAGTATCTTCTGCCTTCGCTGATGTTTCTTTTTCTCTGGATGATGATTACTGGGATTGGAGTGAAGAAGTAACTTGGAGAGTGGATTCTACTAATCAGTTTGGGACTTCAACTGGAACTGAATGGACTTTTACGGCTATTGATTTAGATGAACCACAATTAACTTATACATTAATTTCTGGTGGCAGTGGTAATGGCCCTTATGATGGTGGAGTAGAAGGAACTGATTTCTGGTTCACTGGTGTAAATAATATGTGTACTGTGAATAGATTGGTGTGTATTGCCAAGGATTCATTTTATGTTGAGGACTTGAACTAATGTCTTTTTCAGACTATCTTGAGCTAGAATTGCTAGATCACCTTATGGGAGTTGGTGCTTATTCGGCTCCTACGACTTATATTGCTTTGTGTACTGCTGATCCTACGGATACTGGAACTGGAGCTTCAATGAATGAAGTAGCTAACTCTGGTTCATATGCTAGAAAAGCAACAAGTGGTTTGTTTGGAACTGCGGCAGCGAGTGGTTCTATTTCCAATGATGCTACGGTTACTTTTACTACAGCTACCGGATCGTGGGGAACCGTAACTCATTTTGCAATTGTTGATAGTGGAACTTATGGTGCTGGTAATCTGTTAGCTTCGGCTGCTTTGACCGCTTCCAAAACAATTAGTAGTGGTGATACAGCTTTATTTGCCGTAGGTGATTTGACGGTTTCACTTGATTAATAACAATAGTAAAGGTATTTAATTGGCAATTGAAGACTTAACAACTTGGACTGAGGCTGATCCACAAGCTAAACTGACGGTTGATGCCACTTCCGTTACCATAAATAATCTAGAACGAAATGATAATGATACTTGGGTAGATTATGATTTTGGTTCTGGATATTTTTCTGGTGACTTTACTTTTAGATTTGAGTACACCACTCCTGCCAGTGGAGACAGTTCTGTCTCGTGTTGGATTTATCCATTTGTATTAAGTAATGCTTTAGATGATCCCAGCCATATAGAATCAGCTAGTGGAGATTTTCAAAGCATTATATTTTCTGTTGGTGCTGGTCCTGTTGCTTATCTCTATCTTGATGTAGTTGAGAATGGTACTAGACACACAGCAGTTCCCGATCCAATATCGTTCTCTACTAAATACTATGTAACTTTAGAACGTGCTGATTCTGCTGGAGTAAATGGAACAGGACAATTAACTCTTCGATTATATACTGGAAATTATTATGGTGAATCTGGTGCAGTAGAACATGATACAGTAACACAGGATTGTGGTGTTGGTGAACAAAATGATTTTCAGTATGTCATGCTGGCAGCAGTTCGTGGTGATGCCAGTGCTTATCCTACTGATGGAGTGATTGAGAATGTAGATTTAAGTCCTACGACTATAGAGATAGTTGGAACAATTTCAGGTAGTAGTTCTTTAACTGGAACTTTAAGTCTTACGAAAGAAATTGCTGGGACTATTTCTGGAACTGCTACATTAACTGGATTTCTTACCTATGGTCCTTTGACGGGAGCTAAGTCAGAACACTATCAACAGTACTTAGTTGCCTTCGGAAATGACACGTGTTCTTTTGAGAGTTGATAATGGGACTTACTGTAATTGCTGACTCTGTGGGTGATTTGGATACGTCGGATAATCTTCAAGCATTTGAAGCATTCCAAAAAGTATTCATAGCTAACGGAACAAATCTAAAAGTAGCAGACTTCGTAAACTGTGAACTGACTCATAGTGCTTTAGCTACGGCACATGCCAAGGGAGATACGCTTACTCAGGCAACTTCCAATGCTACAATGATCGTAGACTTTACCAATACTGCCAAGACTAAGACTTATGGATATGTGACTTCGGGAACTTTCAACACTGCCAATCAAGTAACTGGAGATGGCTCTGGTACAGCCTTTACTCCTTCTGCTACGGATACGGGTGCCCCTGGTGGTGGAGAACCATTGTGGTATGATTGGACTGTTTATCCTGGTGGGGCAAGTGGATCAATGCCCACTAAGGCATATCTTGGATGTCTTTATAGAGGAAGATGTGTTCTCAGTGGTAATCCAAATTATCCTTATCAGTGGTATATGAGTCGCGTAGCTAATCCTTGGGATTGGGCATATGCAGCAAACGACGCTCTCTCTCCGGTAGCAGGTGGAAATTCAAGAGCGGGAGAAATGGGAGATGTTATCCGAGCCTTGATTCCTTATCAAGATGAATATCTTATCTTTGGTTGTGCTAACTCGATATGGGCTTTGAGAGGAGATGCAGCCGATGGTGGTTCACTGACTCCACTCAATGAAACTACAGGTATTTTTGGAAGTCGGTCCTGGTGCTTCGATGGTGGAATGAATCTCTTCTTTGCCAGTAAAAATGGTATACATAAGATTCCCTATGGTTTTGGACCGACACAACATATCTCTCAGTTTGTATTGCCTAATTTGGTAGAAGATACTGAACTCGATCCTACTGTACATAGAGTTACGATGGACTACGATAGAGAGAGAGAAGGAATTCTCATTGCTATTACTACTCTCTCAGATGGAAGTAATGTCTGTTATTGGTACGATCTAAAAACAGAAGGTTTCTATCCTGAGTCTTATCCTGATGTTTGTGGTCCATTTGCATTGTACTTCTATGCTTCCAATGATGATTCAACTCGTAAACTTCTAGTTGGAAGTACGGATGGCTATGTGAGACAGTTTGCTGATTCTAGTAAGGATGATGTTACTACGAATGGAACCTCGGCTATCTCTTCTTATATGACTTTGCCAATCATTCAATCTGATGATGATCTTTCCATTCTAAGAATAAATGAAATAGTAGTAACTACAGCCGGTGGAGCATCCGGTGGAAGTGCTTCGGATACTGATTCAGTGGATGTAGAAACTTATGTAGGTGAAGACCCGGAGACAGTGTTGGAAGCCATTGAAGATGGAGACACTCCTTTATTTAACAAGACAATTACAGGACCGGGAAGATCAAATAGATTGAGAAATCGAAGTAGAGGTAGAGCGATTGGAATTCGGTTATCAAACGATACGGCTACAAGTAGTTGGGCAGTAGAGAAGATTTCTGCTAATATAAAGGCAGTTGGAGAGTAACATGGCACGTACAAATTACACAGCACCAACAAGAGGCGGCGGTTCAGCTTACGAGTTGGCGAATCAAAAAGCTTTAGAACGAGAGACTGAGATAAGAGGTTTGTTGGATAAGTTGGTTGGTCAATGGCAACCGGGAAGTGCCTATCTACAGGGTTTGGAGAAACAACTGGTTGGTGCAGGAACTCAGGCTAATATCACTTCTGGTCTTTTTGGAACCACAGCACAAGCTGGATTGCAAATGGGAGCGAGAGCTAGACTAGAAGATATTCGTCAGCAAGGTTATACTTCAGCCTTGGGTCAGAAGATTAATTTCATCAACTCGATTCAAGAGAATGTTCCTAGTTATGAAACGTTAGCCAATCTCACTGCCAAATCTCAAACAGCAACTCCTAGTTTGGCAAGTTATCTAGCTCAAAACTTTGCAGTTCCAAAAGCTACTACTACACCTAAACCTCAGACTGGACAGACAGCCGAAGCGATGCAGCGAATCAAAGAGGCATTAGAGGCTAAGAAATATCCTAGTATTAAGTATGCTGCTCCGTCTTATGGAACATCAAGTTACACTGGTGTTAAATGAC